CCTACAAATAATATGCCACCAATTTGAACAGCCGCTCCAAGAAGAACCATAACTTGAGATAATTTTTCAAAAACAAATGACGCAGTTAAACCTTCTGTGCCTAAATTACTAAATAATGATGCCGTATCTCCGAATACTTTTTTTAATGCGTTCCCAATCGGTTCTAATACAACTTTTAATCCCGCAAATGTGCCTGCGATCACTCCAAATATTTCCCCGATTTCGGCTGCGCCTTCCGCTGATTTCACAAAATTAGAAACTTTATCCGCCGTGTCTTTCAAAGATACACTAAATTCATTAAATGATCTTACTCCCAATGTAACAATTGGCAATAAAGCATTCCCAAGACTTGTCTTAACATCAATTATATTAGCTTCCGCGATTCTCATTTGATTTGCAAAAGAATATTGAGAACGGTTAAAATCTCCAATAGCATTTTTAGATTGTTTCATGGCCATTGCCAGCGTTAAACTGGCTCTTTCGCCACGCGTCATTTGATCCCACGCTTTGCCCTGATCTTCAGCGAATTTTTTTAAATCGGTTTCTGTTATGGCGATGCCTAACATTTTTACCCGTTCGCGTTCCCCCAACATCGCGGCGGCCAATGCTTCCGTTGCTCCTTTTGCACCTCCGGCATAATTCGTAAAAGACGCTAAGTCTGTTCCTAACTGCGCGGCGGCATCGGAAAGTTTTAATGCTTCCTGTTGCGATAATCCAAAACCCGTAAGCAAATCGCCTACACCGGACAATAAATCTTCTGAGGCTTGTCTTGATAGTCCAAAATTTTTATTTAAATTTTTAGCGGCTGCATCTGCCTGATCTTTTATCCCCGAAAAAACTACATTAAATTTATTCCGGGTTTCCTCTGCATCGGAAGCTAATTTAATCATTTCACCGGATAATCTTTTAATACCGACAATAATAGCTCCAACACTGATAGCCGCTAATGCTTTTTTAAAAGTAGACGAAAATTTAGACGCCTGATTATCAGTAGTTTTTAAATGTTTTTTAACTTCACCTAATTCGGTTTGAAGTTTGCCCATATCAGCGGATATTTTTACATTTAATTCAGCTAATGTCATTTACTGTAAACCCTGCATCCGTTCTCGTCTATTTTAATGCCTTCCATATCAAGCATGTCCGGTTCTTCATCATATACAACTTGTTTATTTTCCTGAAAAGCTATCGCATGTTCGTAATAAGAATTAACCTGTCTCCATGTTAGCTTTTTCATTACATATTCTTTTTTAAATCCGTAAACTCTACCGAGACAAGATAAAATTTTCCCTAAGTAGATTTTTGGGAGTCTTCCGCGTTTTCCGTCTCGTTTTTTTTTGAACTGGAAAAAATGGCTGAATACAAAACCGGCATAAGTTGTCCGAATCTTTCCCATGTAATTTTATTTTTCAGCCATTTACGATCTACCGTCTCGTCGCAATTATGAAATATTCCATAAATTATATTAAAGAATCTTTCATATTCTTCGGGAGACAATATTTCTCCTGCTTCAAGTTTTTTAAGAATAGGCATTGATTCATAAACCATCAATGAGAATTCATAAGGAATTTCCGTTATATCAAATTCCTTATTGCCTAACTTAATACTTTTTTCTTCCGGTTTAAAAATATCTAAATCTAATACTACTGACATAATCCTCCGTTATGGTGTTGTTCTAGAATAATCTACTGCGTAAACATTTGCCCTGCCGTCTACAATATTATAAAGCTGGCTTCCTGCTGTTCTTGTTGACTGGCATTCGCCTTCGAATTTAAAAGGTATTTCCGCGACGTCTGTCGCGTTATCCGATGGGAAAGGTATTTCCAATCCCTGCGTGGGTGTAGCGTAGTAAACCGTTACAATCACGGTATCGGATGAACTTGCGGCTGCTGTATGTTTGAGATAAACAGCCTGCGGAGTGATTGTCATTCCACCGCCGGTATTAAGCGTAAAAGTTGTAGTCGAATAAGAACTCAATCCGCCTCTGATGTAATTAAGTTTTTCAAAATTCAATTCAAGCAGATTACCTTCGATTGTTACTTTTTGATTTTTAATTCCCATTAACACAGGAGGCGTATTGTCTGTTTCAACTTCCATTGTATCCCAAGATTCAGTAACTTTAACTCCTCTTGCTGATCCCAAGTTTACGAATAAACCCGTAGTTGTGCTTTTATCGGTTGAACCGGAAACATATACGATGCACGATCCCATGATAAAAGCACTTTGATTCGATGTTGTTTGAAATCCCATAGTAGCCTCCTATATTGACGTTGATATGTAAGTCGTTGAATATACACTCGACCGTAAATCAACTATATTGTACAACTGTTGTAAATTAGTTCTTGTGCTCTGACAAACGCCTTTTATCTTAAAAGGTATCTCCGCGACATCCGTTCCATTATCAGACGGAAAAGGCAAAGACAATCCTTCCTGAATTGTAGCGTAATAAATAGTTGTCACAATTGTCTGCGATGAACTCGCTCCCGTATGCGTAAGATAAAACGCCTGCGGCGTGACAGTCATTTGACCGCCGGTATCAAAAGTATAAGTAGCCGAACTCCAAGCTCCAATACCAGCTCTTAATGTAGCAAGTTTATGAAAATCTAATTCTATCAAATTTCCTTCAACTTCTACAACCTGATTTTTAGCTCCCACAATCACGGGCGGTGTATTGTCGATTTCTACACGATATACGTCCCATGATTCCGTGAGCTTAACTCCTCTTGCAGCTCCTAAGTCAACATATCCTCCAGAACTCGAAGGAATTGACACTCTGCAAGACCCGATAACAAACGCATTACTATTTGCAACTGTTTGATATCCCATTTTAAACCCTCCTATAAGTTACTATTACATCCAAAACCCGGACGTATTTCTGAATTTCACTTTCATAAATAAAATTCATATTATCAAATCTACTATCTAAAATTATATAAGTGTCCGCTGTGCTTTCTTGTCCTTTATAACGTATAACTTTATCTTTAATGGCATCCGCTATGTCAGTAGCAGAACTTAAATATGTCGCATAGCAACTAAATTGTATTCTCTCCGATCTGACATCCGCTTCAGGCACTTCAAAATATCTTGATATCGAATACATAACCGCACATGGATAAGTCACAGTATCGGGTAATTCACCAATATAAAGTCTTGTACTAATATCCGGTATCGATGAGCTTGACGGAATTATTAAACTTCTTAACTGTGTTTCAATCACGTCCGATCACCTTATTCCATGCATAATCAAAAATACCTTGTAAATCAGGCTTAACTAAATCTAATCCTTCGCGTAAAAATGAACGTGGCCTTTGACCTTTTGTAGTTATAAACTTTTCTAATTTTTCGTTATAATAAACCCAAGGAATTTTCTTTGCTCTACTTCCGCCTTTGCCTGTCGCATAAATACCAGTTCCATATTCTATATACATTGCATATTCAACATTAGTTCCAATATAGGCTTCGTTTCCCTTTACCTGATATTCTATCGAATTAACGAGTCTACTTTGATCTATTATATCTTTTTCTCTTATCAATGCTTTCGCTTGACTTTGCACTTGCCGAGCACATTCAGTTAATCCGGCCGTAATAGCTTTCTCAATTTTCCCGACCGCTGATTCATTCCATTCAAGAGACATTTTTTAAATCCACCTGTAAAAATTTATTCCATAAACTCGGATTCGTAATTCCTACAATTTCAAATGTTGACGTTCCTACAATCACTCTGTCGCCTGCGTCAAAGGCTGTTGAATAAGATAAATACATTCGATGTGTCGTTCCAAGATTGTTCTTGTTAGCATAATATTGTTCGCTTTGACTTAATGGGCTTATCCTTACTTTAAAAGTTCCTATTGATGTTTCAGTCTTTACGTTCTCTCCGGTTGTTGTTGAAACGCTTTCCGCTACTGTATAAATTGTTACCGTGTTATTTAATAAGCTAACTATATTCATATAAATTTTGCTAACCTATATTGATTCATTCCGTTTGTTATTCCGGAAGGATATAAACTCCCATTCCCTGAATTACCATAATTTACCGAGTAGTCACCAAGACTTTCGCTTTGCGGCGTGCCATAAGGATTATCTATTTTAAATTTTATCATTGATGCTAATAACGGTTTAATATTTATCGGTACGTCAATTTTAGTGATGATCCAACAGGCTTCTTGTTCTGATTCATTTCTTAAAATAGAAGTGGCGATATAGTCAGAAGAACCGGAAACAGTGATTGTCGCGCTTGATACTGTTGCAGCAGTATAAAAACCGTCATTACGAGCCGAATCTCTGACACGGATTTCATCACCACTTAAAAAACTATAAGTGGAGAAATTAGTATTTGAAACTATAATAGTTCTTGCTGAACTCGAAGCAGTTACCGCATTGGTAACAAGTCTTACTGTATTATTATCAAACCAGTTATTCGTATAATCAAAAAATTCATTTATAACCATTGGAATATAAGCGCTAATCAGTGTATCATAAGTCGTATCAGTACTTGCGATTCCCAAATAAAGTTTAGCTTCGGTAGTGCTTAATATTGCCATTATTATTTATACCATTTTTAAATATTCCTGTGATATTGTCACAGGAATATCAATATATTTATTGTTTCATAAGCATTTCCATATATTTCGTTTCTTCAAGCGCGCCTATATGCTGATTTATGGCGTCTCTTGATTGTTCGTATGTTATGCGATGCTTGTTATATTCTTCTGTTAATTCTTTAAGTTTCTTGTCGATGTCTTCGATTACTTTAGTAATCAAAGGTTTATGTTCTTCCGGTATTGACCCGGATTCAAATTTAGAAACTTCATTTTTCTTGATGAATTCCCACTGTTCAATTGCACCTGCGAATTTATTCATCATATCCCTTGATACTGCTTGATTATTTGAATACTGCGCTTGCATATTCGATAGAAATCCCCTTCTATCTTCAAGTTTCTTTAAAGTCTCTGTCTGTTTTTCTTCGTCTCTACCGTAAATAAAATATGATTTACAAAGATCAGATTCAGAGGGAACATATATTTTTTTACCAAGTCCTTTTGCAAGGCCTAGCCAATATTCTACGCTAGGCTTCTGAAAAGAATTATGAGAAGCAAATCCCTCTGCTATAAAAGTTCCAGTAGTTGTTTTAAATCCAATTACTTTCTGATCTCCAATAAATTCTTTTTTAATTAAAGCAACATTTTTACCAGTAAACCTTCCAAGTAAATCTGCATTAAATTTTGATAATAATCTTTTTGGTCTTACTGAACCAAGAAATCTAACAACCTCACTTCGTGTTGTTAAAGTTTTTTTATAACAATTATCTTTATGCGTATTCCCATTAAATGAAAAATTATATTGATCAGAATATTTTAAAAATTCACCTAACATCTCGTTATCTCTTTGTGAAAATCCTAATGCACAAGTCGTATTATTATATCCATTATTTTTATCAGTTTGACAAATGTGTCCTTCGCCGTCAACTGCTGCCGCAAGATAACCAGATTCATAAGTATTTAGTGTTTCCCACTTTTCAAAAGGTTTTATTACTCGTGTGCAACTATCATTTTTATGATCCCCTTTTGCTCTCATTCTTTCAGTTTCAATCCAATGAATTTTATCACCACCATGAACTAACCATCTATGTTCTGCTGAACAAATTACTTCCGAACCATCTTCAAAAGTTAATTTATAACAAGGTCTTGTCAACCAGTCGACCTTTTGTACTTTTGCATTTCTAAACTTTCTTTCATTTTTAGAATCTGCATGATTTTCATCGAAGGCAATAACTTCATCACCAATATTAACTTCATAAGCTTTTCTATAAGTTAAATCCTTCATTAATACCATAGTTTCAGGATGAATGCAATATTCTGAACTGTGGCTCATGTTTACACCGTAAATGTGTATTTCTTCAAATCCTTCATCAAGTGCAAGTGCTACCATTTCGCTGATAGAATTTGTGAAATAGCATTCCTGCCGATGTTCAAATATCTGATATTTTTTTTCAAGTTCTTCAAATGGAAACTTGACTGAATTCGGAACGTCTTCTCGCGGTTCTATTAAATAAACCGGAATATCAGGATGTTTAGCCCACGCCTGCGGAGAACCCCACTTTACAACTTCATCCCATTTGTGTATCTCGAATATCCTATCCACTCGCGGAAGCGGATCACCAAGACACGCATGAGCTATCGCCCATATTTCAAATTCATTATCGTTAAAAGGCGCTTTCAACTTATGCGGCACTGTGCCAAGTATAGCTACCTTTTTTCTCCTAACAGTTTCTCCTTCTGTTTTAACGATTTTAAGACTCATAAATCTCCTTTTAGTTTAATTTATTTTAAAATGCCCTCCGTAGAGGGCAGTTTAATTGCTTTAGTTAGTTGAACCCCATGTCATAACTCCGACATACATCCTCGTTGAAACCGTACTGTTAACTATATATACGGTTTGATCAGATGATTTAATAGTAGCTGATTCAAACGGCCCCCATGCTACGAATTGACCTGTAGTACTTGCTACAAAAGTAGTAACTGTTGTACTTACTGCCAAAGTCGTAGGACATACGATTGGAGCAGTAGCTGTACTGTAAACAGTTGATCCAGTTGAAGGATCAAGTCCTCTTGATCCTGCCCATCGTGCGCCCGGTTCAAGCCAAAGACAACCATCAGCGGATGACGAAGCGTTAGCAACAAAAATCATTACTTTGCTCGCATCGCCACAATTGAAATATGCCCCTGAACTTGTAACCTGAACCATTGCAAGCGGAGTAACTGAACCCGCTGCAAAACCTGTCCATGTAGACGGTATAATTTGTGTGCTTTGTGCTGTTGATCCCATAAATAATCCTCCTCTTATGGTGTGAATACGCCGCGTAGAATAGCCGCAGGCCGTGTTATTTTCATACCGTAGAGGTTAAGACCTTTAACGGCATCCCCGAAACCTTCTTTAGTCTGCCTATAAGCTTCTATTTCTGCTAACTGTTGCGCAAATGTAGCCCCCATAGAATGACCAAATATACAATGATACTGACTCGATGCAGCAGAACCAAGATAAACGTTATTGGATACGTAAATCGTATATCCCGCGAATCTTCCAACTGCCCCCGGGCCGTCACTGATGTATTTTGTATTATCAGTATCCTGAACTATTCTTGCTATGATCATCTGATGATGAACTGCTGGAGAAACTACAACCCATCTGCCGTCTTGCGGTATGTTATTCTGATCGTGAATTCTTGATGCCCAGTCCATTGCTGTAATAACAAGCGTACTTGTTACTGACAGAGCTGTAACTGTAGAACCAAGCTGAGTCGAATTAGTTCCTAAGAAAAACCCGCCACTCGACATGGTCTGTGCGATCCAAATATCCATGTCATCCTTCATGGCATAAGCCGCTCTTTGAGTAGCCTTTTCCATGAGCTTCGGTTTTGTCTGCGCGTTGTCTACGGAGTCAATTTTGAATCCGAAATACCTTGAACGTGATATTGTTAATATCTGCTGTGCGTCTGTAAGTTCCTGAATTGTAAGATCGGTTGTACTGTTTTTAGTATAAGTGTTAATTGTAATATCACTAATTTCATTTATCTTTACAGTATCACCGAATCCTTTTATCTCGCCTTCGTAATCTTTATTTAAAAGATTACCGAAAACGTGTATCTTATCGATTTTATCTAAAATCTGGTCTGACCAGATAGTAGGTATAAAATTATTGACTGACATATTTTACCTCACTATTGCCGTCCTAAAATTTTGTCTGTTCTTCCTTCATTGGTAGCTTTAACTCGCTCCGCTCTCGGAAGAGCTTCATACTGTTCTTTTGTTAATTGATTAGCCGTCGGAGAACTTGATCCCTGAGGTCTTCCACCACCTCTTGAAAGCATCTCTGTCGCTGTCGCTGTTTTTACTGATTCACCAAACGCAAGTAGTTTTTCAACTTTTGGCAATATCAATTCATTCAACTTTTCTTCATTCTCGATGTCTTCAAGTTTTAAATTATCAATTCCTATCTGAATTAAATCTGAATATTCAATTGGAATTTTCTTTGACCCCAAGTGCGTTTGAATTGCATTTTTCAATTCTTTTGAGATTAGCTTTTTAGTCTTTTCCGCATCCCTTTGTTCATATTCCTGCATCTTCTTTGTAAGCTGAACTACTTCAGGATTCTTAGGAGGGTTTATTTCATCCCTGACTTTCTGCTCTGTTGCTTTAACCTGATCTTCTATAATACCGGGTAATGTCTTTTCCTTAAAAGTTGTTATCGCACGAGTAGCAAATCTGTCCTGTTCGCTTTTGTAATCCTGACTCTTTTTATAATTCTCAATTATTGCACTTTCTTGTTCCTGACTGACTTTTGATAGTTCTGTTAAGTATGCTTTTACTTCTGCATCCTTTTCAGCGTTTTCTTTTAAAAACTGTTTTACTTCTTGTAACGTCATAAAACCTCGCTTTTGCCTACTTAGTACTTGCCTAAATAGTATATAAAATGAAAAAAGCCTATGGCTCTTTTTTGAACCATAGGCTTTCTAATAATCTATATAAGTATTAAAAAGAATCTACATTCTATTCTGACTTTGGAAGGCTTACAAGACTCTGGCTAACATACATCTTGCCGTTCTTATAAGAATCATCCCTTAAAATTTTCAAATATCGATTATCAATCTTTACTCCGCAAACACCGCCTGTATTAGCAATCAGGACGATTTCACCGGAGAAAGTTGACTCTATATCTAATAGTAAGTTTAATTGAAGCATAATTTAATGTCAAGAATTATTTTCATTTACCTTGATCTTTCTGCCATTGTTTATAGTCATCATAATCAATCATACTCTTATCACGTTCTAAATGCTTCTTTAATTTAAAGTCTCCAACTTCTGTTAAAATCGTACAGCGACAATTATGCACAACTGCAAAATTTTGATTGACATTTCCATTCGCATTAACCATATATACATTATCTTTATTTTCGAGGTTATAAACATGACCATTAAAATTAATAATTTTAACGTCAATGATCTTATCGAGAGACATAAATCTGGAATTTCTGTTAATGAACTTTCTAAGACTTTTGGAATTGCCAGAGTCACTATTAACCGTTGGTTTGAAAAATACGGCTTTCAATGGAGAAATCAACATGAAACAGAAATTCTTAAATGGCAGAAAATGACTCCAGAGCAACGATTTAATCAAACTAAAGCAGCGCATGATGCAGTTAGGGGTTCTACTCGAACTATTGAAGATTTGTCTCGACGCGCAATTGGAAAACAACGAACTAAATGTTATATTGGACAAGGCGAGAATGAATTTTTTGATTATTTTATCAAGAATAATCTTAATGCTATTCAACAACAGGCTTTTGATAATTATAATATCGACATTGCTATTGATAATTCCATCGCCGTGGAAATCCTCTTTAATGGAACGAGTCCTTTGAAAAGAAAACATGATATTAAAAAAATTAAACATCTTCTCAAATATAATTGGATTGTTATATATTTTTGGTTTAAGCCTAAAGAATGGTTTTCTGAATCCAATCTTGAATATTTCACTTCCTTTATTAAGGGAATTAATAGGAATCCATCCAACAGGAGTAAATATTTTGTGATTAGGCGTGACGGAGAATTGTATTCCACTGGATGTCTTGATTCTATAAATTAAACCTTTATATTTTCGTTTATATAATTTTAATATTTTGGATTTAGAATATATATGATTTTCTCCAGTAAAACAATTAATGTCCATTTCTGGAACTCCCCATCCACCCGGATATTCAGCAGTCATTCCATTATAATGGAATAGCCCATCTTTATCAGCAACCTGTCCATCAAGTTCAGCATGTGCGTCTCTTGTCCTGCTATCGTTTGCAGACTGCCATATCTTCTTTATCTCAATTCCCATATCCTGAGCATCGTTTATAAGATCGTTATTGGCTTCATTTGCTGTACGTGTGCCTTCTGTTCTGACTATTCTTAGTAAATCATTAAAAGACTTATCAAATACACCCGTTAAACGTTTTGCCATCTTGACGTAGCCTTCGCCCTGAATAAAGCCCTGAATCATTGCCTGTCGTTCTTTAAGCAATAGATTATAACGTGTTTCTGTGAGTAATTCACGGAGCGACAAACCTGATGCGTTAGGTTCTTCAATCAATGTTTTAATGGTATTCTTCGAGATAAGTCCCCAGTTGATATTAGTATCTATTGCGCTGTTGATCTCGTAGGCGTGCCTGTAATAGCCTTCCCCGTAGGCATCGGCAATAAGTCTTTGAGTATCTTTAACAATTATTCTCCATGAATCATTAAGCTCATCGGCTATTGTCTTTTCGAGTGCAGTCAATCTATTATACTTAGCCATTTCCGCATAGGTAAGTACGCCTTTATTATCAGCGTACTTCTCATACATCTTTGCTAACTGTGACTTGATAGTATCAGACGCTTTTTTATACTCTATCGCAAGCCGTCTTTCTGCGTCTGATATTATCTTGTCTATTTTAGATTGTATCTGTTGTTCGGTCAATCTTTAAGTCTCCAATTCCCATTAACGTCTTTATAAACTAAATCTTTATTAGCGTGCTTGTCAACTACTTTGTCAAAGTAATCTTCTGTTATGCCGATTGTTTTGCAGAAATCCGCTTTCGCTTGCGGATCACAAATATAATCACGTTCTTTGATATATTGTTCTGCCTGTTCTTTGGTCAATAATCCTTCCCGGACAAAACGGCAGGCAATATCAGAGACACGTTGAAAGGCATATTTTGGAAATTTAGTCCAGAGCTGGATGATATATGCAACGCTGTCGATCTGCGTAAACTGTTCTATGCTGCCTTGCCTATACCATTCGTCAAAGTCTTTTAGGTCTTTAAAGCCTATCTCGCGCGCCTGTGCGAGTGAATCTGTAATTGAATAAGGATAGATAGCTCCCATGTAAATTACTTTAATATCAGGCTCGTCAATTCTGAATATGTCCAGCGTCTCTGAAGTTCCGTATTCATAAGCTGAATTTTCGCCAAAAAATACAAGTCTTATGCCTTGCTTTCTGGCTATGTTAAGCGGTACAGAGTAAATCTTTTCTTCAATCCACTTTAACGGATGCAGTGTATTTTCAAAATCTTTTAATGTTTCCCGTTTGAATGTCTCCGGCTCACAACGAAAAGTAATGTGATCAAGATTATATCTTGTCACAAGATTATTGATATTATGCTGCCCTGCTTTTGTGTGTGTAAATTCATCAGTAACGCTAACTAATAAAGGATTCTTGATACCATGATTTTCAATTAACCGGCGTACAATAGCATGACTATCCTTTCCGCCTGACACGGCTACTAAACAATCGTACTGTTTGTTGTCCTGTTGTGAATACTGCTCTTGAATAAACTGTGTCAACCATACCTGACGTGCTTTAAAATCAATGTTCTTTTTATTCTCGACGTTAATGCACGCTTGACACACGCCTTCCCTATCTAACATTTCCGGTCGTGTGCCCAGAATAAAACCGCATTTTCTGCAATGTCTTATCGGAAAACTCATATAAATCTCCTGTAATTAAATTTTGCCTTTATGATATTATATGACATTTTATTTTCTATCAGTTTTCTTCTGCAATATTGCTTTCAGGTAAAATTTCAGGCCTTATGGTTTCGTAAATAGTCTGTGGATAGGTCTTTGATAAGTCCTCTGTATAACTACATTTACAATGATGCGGAAACGGCTTCTCAGTGTCCTTCAATATAACGCCATTCCATTGCATAGGCTTTTCACATTTAGGACACGTATAAATCTGAATAAATGTTCTGACTTCTATTTTCTTTTCCATTATTTTACCTCCATAATTATTTAGAAAATAATACTGCCGTTAGGTCGTCTTGCGGGTATTTATCATATTTAGATATAAACATATAATCAACAACTTTTAAATCAGGATATTTCTTTTGGAACTCTCCCCAAAAATTGAACGCCCATAGTTTATTATGCTCACCTCTGTAAAGTATTTCCCTGCGTGCGGGAGAGTAGTATTCAGCCAATAGAATATATTTGTTGCTTGCGTTATAAAGAACCTCATAGGCTTTCTGGATATTATCGGGATGGATATGAATTAGTAAGCCTTTAGATAAAACTAAATCATACGTATGATATTCTTTTTTGTAATCCAATATGGACATCTGATAAATATTATCACCATATTTTATTACTTTTGTTAATTCCATTATAGCAGTTTCATTTATTTCAACTGCGCTTAATTCGGCATCAGGGAATATTCTTTGTAATGCCTGTATATTCTGGCCGCTGCCTGAGCCGAACTCGATTATTGATTCAATATTACTGTATGGATATTTAACACCCTTTAAACTATCAGTATTGCCCAATAAATCATATTGAAATATCTTGCTAAACATCTGATAATTATTCTCAACAAGATTTATGTTTCTTGCTGTGTAATCGTTGCCAAAATCTCCTTGCCAAAATTGTTCCTCAGAATTATTCATTTATAATAATCTCCATTTTATAACGTTTAGGATCAAGCCAATTCCCACCAGCTATATACCATACTCCATCAGCATACATCAAATCAATATCCTCATAGTTTTCTCCTTCCCAGGGTATTATATAATGATTTAATTCTTTATCAAAAACTTTCATCTGTATTTTAGATTTAGATGGTGAAATATAATTATTCAATACACTATTCATGTATCACCTTATAAAATGCTTCTACTTAATTTAATACTGTTGCGTTGCCCAGAAATTTTTCCATAATTTAGAAGGCTTAGAATTGTTTTGTATCCCATCTAAACATCTTTGATTGTAATTTCTTCCAGTTAAATCATCTTTATAATGCCATTCACCAAATGCGTCATATTCAATATTATTTGAATGGTTACATTGCTTAAAACACGATATAAATTTACAATCTTTGCAAAACATTTTATTTCTCCTTTAATGCTTTATAATACGCCTCTGCTTTCTTCCAGTCTTCCGGATTATCTATGTCTACTGCGTCTATGATTATAGGATAGATGTTATCCATGAAGATTCTTTTTTGTTCAAGGAATGATTTAACGTTAAGAAAATACATTTGTCCAGCATCGTAACATGTTATCGGTAAATCCTGAGTCCTTACAAATTCATTTTCAGGCTGTATCATTTTCATTGTATTAAAATTATGAATGAAAGCTCTTTGTATAGGATGAGAATATTTACAGAAAGTAATTATGGCATCATTCCCACCAATAGCATTTATTAAATTTATATGCTCTGATTTTACAAATACAGCCGTTGGAAGTAATATGCAGAGATAATCTATATTGTTCCATGTTTCAAAATTTAAAAAGTTAAGTAATGTCTCTGTAAGTGTTTCATTATCTGTTGCATTATTTCTATGTTTATAATGAATCCCATTTATATTTAATACTAACTTTTTAATGTCATCACTATCAGTATAAACAATAATATCATCAAATATCCCGCTTGCCTTTGCTGTCTCTATTGGATAAGTTATTATAGGTTTTCCGAGAAAGTCTTTAATGTTCTTATTCGGTATTCTTTTTGAGCCGCTGCGAGCCGGAATCATGCATACTGTTTTCATTTATCTTATTTTTTAACTCCCCTGTTTTTTCTTTTCCTTTTTTTAGATAGTTCTTTATGTGCTTCGTATTCATCTTCAAACATTTTTCTATTATCATTATTATTTAGAATATACATTGGACTTGCAGGATTAAGAACTCCTGTTAAGCTTGTGAATGGATTATCATAACTCATACAAGCTCCTTTAATTGTTCTGGCAATCTTGAAAACGTGCCAGAATCCGGATTAGTCTTTACTCTTTCGAGGCACATATGAACTTCGTAAATTTTAGGATTATATTTCTTATAAAGTGCAAACGATGTTGTATGATCGCTTATCCCTTGTTTAAGTTTGTCACCGAACTTGTCATAATCTTTGTCCGATGCCGGGTACTTACTAACGCAATAAATAACATCAGTATTCTTCCGGTCTGTTTTAAAATCAGGATCGTTAGTTGAATAAATAACTCTCATGTAATCAGGAACGTCTTTTAATAGTGCCTGACTATCTTTATTGTTTGCCAGCTTAATGAAATACATACCATATTTTAAAGCAAAGTCAAGCGATTCTTTGTCGAATACCGACACGCCTGTTTTAACATGTAGAACTTCTGCATATCTCACAGCCCTTTCAAATACTTCATGGCTTAGCGAGATATTATTTCCTGCTTTCTTGAATAGCTGCCATTTAATATAGCTGTCTGGTATCGCTAAGTCATATACAGCTTTAACCATTGCACACGCTTTATCGATATTGTTTAAACAACTATTACCCGAACCACAGTCTAAGATTATCATCGTGTTACCTCTCTTTTATAAGTATTTTT